ATTATACCCTGCTGATACATTGTCCGAGGTCTAACACTAACCAGACCCATAAGCACACCATGCTCCTGCACACGATAAGAGCAAGCAAAATCGTTGCTCAAACTAATACCATGACCGGCAAGATTCCCCTGAGGACTTTCCGCGGTTTCAGACGTTTGAAGCACTTCCGAAACAATCAACGGATTTCGAACACCACCAAGAAATTCCGGACGTTGCAGCCGATCGTCACGAGGCGCAACGTTATAATGAGCACGTAGACTCTCAGTGTAACGTACACCAGCACGAGCGTTACGCTCGAGCCATTTTTGCAGCTGAAAAGCCAGGCGAAGATCAGCAATATCAAACGTCGTAGCAGCAACATCTACATCGTTAGCACGTAACGAATTAATCGTTGTCTGATTCATATTTGCAATGATCGGACTGAGAGCCTCATCAGCATCTTCTGTAGTCTGAAACGCGCTTACGCTCGTACCAGTACGAATAGCCTGCAATTGCCGATTTGCAGCAATCGAATTGTAATATACAAGACTGTTAGCACCACCAGACAAATCATTTGTCCAGTCGATTTCAGCGCTAACGTTAATCGGCAAAGCAGGAGTCAAACCACGTTGTTGCCACGGCAAAGCCGAAGTAAAATAATCATGCTCCCAAGCACGAAGCTGTATCGTTTTTACAGTACCGACACCGGTAAGCGGGATCGGATCCTGCAAATTTTCGTCCCTGTAAAACTCATTCCAGATCAACGCATAAGCGCGCCTGGGAAAATCAACAGGTTCTGCACCAAGACACCAGTTAACACCAGCTCCAGTTCCAGAAGTAGGATAACCTAAATAATCCCAAAGAGTACCGACTTCACATTCACTCGCCCCGGAAGGAACCCAAGTCGGAATGGGAGTATCGTCTGTACCATCAGGACCACCAGTAATAAATAACTCCCAATCATCCCAGAGTAATCTATACGGCACAAAAAAATAATGAACCGTGACGGCCACGTCATGCAAAATCGGTGTCACCATCGGCATCATCCGGATAATCGATTGAAAACCAACTTTTAGCACATCGCCCGGAATACAATCCAGGGCCAGAACAGGATACAACCCCCCCATATCAAGAGTCATAGTTTTTGTATGAGATAAATCAAAAACACTCCTGGGAGGCTGAGCATTGGGAACAGACCGAAACACGTTGCGTTTCATTGTTTAAGCTCCTTATAAACGACCACAAAAGGCTTCTCCACCAGACCAGTTCCTTTAAGCTCACCAGTTTCTGGATCAAAAAACCCAATATCAAAAAGAACATAGTCCTCGCAATAAGAAAGGTTCTGGACCGACAACTGAAACATACGACCGGCCTCATCATCGTTTTTGGCCAACATAGGCGCACTATACGAACGAGCAACCTTGTCAAATACAGTAAAAACACGCATAAAGATACCTCACACACAAATGATTTACAGTTCAACGAACTGTCACCACGAGGCGTTGCCTCGCGGTATAAACAAATTATAGTACCCCTTTATCTACTCTGTCAGCTAACGCGTCAAGAATTCTCCGCTTTTGCTTCCTTCTTTCATATTGGGGTACTCCACTTTTGTTTAGTAGTTCAGCATCCTCAGCTGAACGTTCAATAACCAAGGGCATATAACAACTCTTGTCAATACCTAATCGTTTCCGATAATAACGAGGTAAACCCATAGGAGCACCACGCACAGTTAGTGATAAATTAACTCGCAACTGATCTTCATTAAGCTCACAATATTTAGCGCCAAAACCAACAGAACCTATTCTGAAAGGAGGATAACGACCACCATAGCGAGACACGTCCGAACCATTATATACAGTAAAAATATAGTCAGAGACGTACCTACACGAATCATAAGTAACAGTGCCACAATGAATAGAACCAAGCCTCCAAGCTTGATCAATAATTGATTTATCGTCTAAACCAAGACCAAAAATAATACAATGATAATGAGGACGACCATTACGATCACCATACTCACCGACACTAAAATGCCTTAACCTCCTATCAAACAAAGACTTACGCAAACGTTTAAAAAAACGTACAAGCTCCCACTTATCAAGACTTTCATCTTTCGGCAAATGCTCAGGATCATAAGTAAGAGTAACAAAAACAGCCTCTTCCCAACTATCACGTTCATGCATAAGCCTGACTGACCACTCACGACTACGAGCTATACGACAAGCACGACACTTTCCGCAGGGCACCCAAAACCCTAGCCAAGACAACAACTTAGGAGATAAACACTGCATAAAAAAACTCCAATAAAAAAGCCCTCCTAAGAGGGCTTAAAGTTAAAGGCGAACGCCTCCCCGAGAATTTCGATACGAGGTAATCCTTTTACCTCGACCTTTACGACTCCGATTATGGCGACCATAACGAGACCGACCACGACGACCATATCGTCCACGCATAAAAACCTCCTATCTCTTACTGAGATAACAAATTACGCAACTTTTGAATAATAGCACTATTAGTAGCACTACCACCTAACAATTTACCAAGAGCAAGACCAAGTTTTGCAGGATCATTAATCTGCGTACCCTCAGGTAACCCAAGAGCCTGATAAATCTCTAAGTTTCTAAGCTTAGAGACATTTCCGATCTTTTTCGCAGTCAAATCCTGCCGAGCAGAATCTAAAGCGATCTCTAAAGCAGCAATTTCTTTTTGCTGAATAGACCACTTTCCAGAAGCAAGAGAACTTTCCAAAGACTGATTAACCTGAGACCTCGCAAGGTCTACAGTTTGCTGATCTATACCAAGAGCTTTACTTGTTTGCTGTAAACGCTTTAACAAAACATCCTGGTTAATAGACTGGGTCTGAGCCTTTATTTGAGCTAACCGTTCTGGATTAGCACTTTCAGCCATTTGATTGGCCAAATCCAATTGAGTAACTCGACCGGGAGTCAGCTGTTGCAAAGCAGAAGTTTCAGCCAAACTCTTAGCAGTTTGCTGCTTAATATAATCAGTCTGGGCCTTCGTTTGAGCTATCTGAGCAGTAGCAGACAACATCGACATAATAGCTGATGGATCAAATTTCATTTGATTCTGCGGCGCGTCAGTACGTACAACAGCACCTGCGTGCGCACCACTACCAGCAGCCAATATTGGATTAAGACCTGCAGCTTTTAAGTCCGCCACTCTACGTTGAATGGCGGAATCTTCACGACTAAATATTTGCTGTTGCAAATCCTTATTATACTGCAAATTCTGCTGCTGAAATTGAAGATTTTGACCAGCAATAGCACTATCACCTATCACACCTGCCATACCTGCAATACCACTAAACAAATCACTCACGCTTGCAACTCCTTACACCGTAACGCCGGTGTCACTGGGCAGTATTAACATCAAGGTTTATCCATACTGCCAGAGTCGGACTTCGCCGACTCATTCGCTTTCTTAAGTTTTTCAACATCTTTTTTCTGTTGATCACTTAATTGCTTTTTAAGCAACAACTTACGTTTCGTTTTGCGAGTCAAAACAGACATATCCGCCATATCAAAATCAGGCGCCCGAGTAGGATCTGGTTCAGCATCCTCACTCGGCTCGACGTTTTCCGGGTAGTCAAACTCTTCCATTCGAGCAGCCTGTAAACGAGCACCAGACAGCATCAACTCGCTAATCATAGTCTGGGTATCCCGATATCCAGACGTTTCAACCAAAATTGGCCCCCCACCACGTTCAGGGGGGAGCAAATTAGGATTCCATTGGGTAGCAAATTTCATATATCACTCCTTAAATCAATGATCTATAAGTCCAGGAACAGCGTCAAGAGGCAACGGTCTAACAGCCGTTATCAAATTACCAAATTGTCCAACCATAGCTGGTTCACTCGTCGCAGCAAGATATCGTTTTGTCGGCACACAAGCAACAAAATCACTGTTAAGAGCAGGCGCAGAACCAAAAATACGACCTAAATGCCAAGAGTCGAAAGGCGTAGTACGCATTAGACCTGCAACCATGTTAGGGTGTGTACGGTACTGATTATAACGACCTTGATAGCCGAACAACGTATTGTTGTTTGTACTGTTGTTATCAGCATACAACTCAGCCCGTATCACTCCCTGTTCACTCAAATGGGCAAACTCAGGCCAGTAATAGTCATAGCGAGTACGCTGTAACCATTGACGATTATACCCTGCTGATACATTGTCCGAGGTCTAACACTAACCAGACCCATAAGCA